GAGCCGAGGACCGGGCGCTGCGGACGCGCATCGACCAACCAGGAGAGGCTGTAATCGCTGTCGATGGCGCCGCCCGCGGTTTGCGTGACGGTGCCGGACAGCGAAAACATTTCGTCGGCACGGACGTAATAGAACGACTGCGCCATTACGACGGCACCGCCTGGCCGGCGAGGATGCGGAACTTCGTCATCGCCGGCCCGCCCTTTTCGAGGCCGTCAAGGACCGCACGCGTGACGCACTGCTTGAAGTCCTCGCTGTCGCCAAGGACGTTCCCGTGCACGTTGACCTGAATCGTGAGTCCGCCCCCGCCAGCTTCGCCTTCGGTCATGACGCGCTCTTTGCCGTGCAGCATGGCGAGCGTGCCCTTGCCGAAGTCGAGATACTGGCCGCGCGTGCCCGTGGCGAACTGCAGGTTTGGTGGAATGTGGGGCACACTAGGGATCGGCGCGTTCTTCGAGAGGTCGATGACCTCGCCGTTTGGACCGATCAGGATGTTGGGGCCACTCCCGGGTGCTCTGATGCCGTTGACGTCACCATACGGGCCTGATTTGTCACCGGTACGACCTTCTGCTTCGGGGTCAACCACGTTCCCATATAAATCGGTGTTTCCAACTTGCACGGCAGCTCCTAGTGACGCTACGGCGCTGATCGCGGCGTTCGCCGCAACACCTGTGGCCGCATCGTCAGGACTGGGCAGCACCGGCGCTGCCGCGGCAGCCGGCACCGCTAGGCTCGCAGCGGCCGCCGTCGCCGTCGCGAGCTGCTGCATCCGCGCGATCGCCCCATCGATCGCCGCGCTGATGGCCGACATGACCGACGTGCTCGTCTCACCGAGCGTCCGCATCGCGCGATCGTTGTCGCTGATCGACCGTCCGAAGTCACCGGCCGCGTCCGCCACGTCCTCGAAGCCGCGCTCGTTGGACTTGTGGACGGTGTCCAACTTGCGGCGGATGGCTTCCGTGGCCGCGTCGAATTGCTGCTTGGTCTCGGCGTTGTACAACTGCTTGATCAGCGCGTCGGCGATGTTGCCGTCGGTGGCGCCGGTCAGTTGGTTGGCGAGGCCCTGGTAGCCACCAAACTCGGCGAAAAAGGTGTCGCGCAGCGGGTTGACGACCTTGGCTTCTTCTCCCCCTTGGAAGTGATTGAACAGCGCCTTGAGCCCGTCTTTGGCGAAGTCCACGGCCATGTCTGCCAAGCCGCCACCGAGTCCCGCTCCGAGACTGGATTTGAACGACCCGCCAAACCCACTGCTGCCGGATCCGCTGCCCCCGCTATCCCCAAACCCGCGGCTGCCAAAGCCGCTCATCTGCGATGCCGTCCGCTCCATCCCCAGTCCGATGTGGCTCAAGAGGCCGTCGACGATGGTGCCAACCTTCTTCGCCATCGCATCGAAGACATGTTCAACAGCGGTGGTCGCGAGCTTGGCGGGCATCGACATGATCGATTCGAGCTTGCCGAACTCACTCCCGATCCCGCGGATCATGTCGGGCACATACGAGTGCCCAACGACCTTGTCGTACATGCCGGCGAAGAACCCGGTCACCGCATCGACCTTCGACTTGATCGACTGGACCACGGCGTTGAACTTGTCGACCAGCCATTCCTTGACGGCGGTGTAGACGGCTTCAGCGATTTTCTTGATCTCGTCCCAGTGCTTGAACGCGAGCACCACGGCACCGATCGGACCGCTCAGGGCGAGCAGCCAATCCGGCATCTTCTGGAGCTGCGTGATCACATAGGCGAAGGCGCCCTTGAAGAAGGCGACGATCTCGTCCCAGTGCTTCCAGGCTTCGTAGATCGCGATGACGCCGAGCACGATCGCGCCACCGACGGCGATAAACGGCAGCATCGTGACAATCGCCGGCACGAGTGCCGCCCCGATCGCGGTGGCCACGCTGCCGATCGCGGTGGCCAGTCCGGGGAACACCATCGACAGGCCGCTGACGCCGATCGCGAGCTGGCCGAACGTGCTGAGGACGGGACCGAGCGCCGCCACTAGCCCGCCGAAGATGACGATGCCGGTTTGAATCGGCACCGGCAGCGAAGCCAACGCCGGCCCGAGTTTCGATGTGATGGCGTCGGCAGTGTTCGCGATTAAATTAATGGACGGCGTCATCGCGTTGAACACCGACAGCTTGAAGTTGTCGATCGAACCCTTCAGCCGTTCGATGGCGCCAGGCGGGCCGTCCATCATGGCCTTGGCCATCTTCGCGGCGGCACCGTCGGCGTTCTTGAGTTCGGCCGTCAGTCCGTCGAGTGCGCCGCGCCCCTGTTGCACCAGCGTGAACATGCCTGGGCCGGCCGCCTGACCAAATAACTTCAGCGCTTGTTCTGCCGTCAGGCCCTTGTCGTGCAGGATCTGCACGATCTCGCTCAGGTTCATCAGGTGCCCGTTCACCTTGAACGATTCGATCCCGAGTTCCGCCATCACCTGCTCGACGGACTTGACGGGATTCGCGAGTCGACTGAGACCTTCGCGAAGGGCGCGGCCTGCGGTTTCTGCGGCAATGCCGTGATCGCGCATCATGCCCAGTGCGGCGGATGTCTGCTCGATCGACATACCGAAGCCCTGCGCGATGGGTCCGACGTACTTGAACCCGGTGGCGAGATCCTGTAGTCCGAGCGAAGTGGTGTTGACGGCTTTCGCGAGGACGTCGTTGATGTGGCCGAGATCCTTCGTTTCTAGGCCGAAGGCGTTCATCGTGCGCGCAGCCATTTCGGCAGCGCGGCCCATGTCCCAGCCTGACGCCGCAGCGAGTTCCAGGACGCGCGGAACGGCGTCAATCGCTTTGCCGGTCTCAAAGCCCGCCTTTCCGAGTTCGAGGATGGCTTGTGCGGCGTCCTTAGAGGTGAAGACGGTATCCGCGCCCATCTGCATCGCCACCGCACGCACGCGGTCCATCTCCGCAGCCGTCGGCGTCAACGTGCCGCGGATCTGATTCATCGTCTTCTCGAAGTCGATGCCGGTATCGATGGCACCCTTCGCGAGTCCGACGAGGGGACGCGTGAGGTTTTCCGTCAGGGATGCGCCAGCCTGGACAGCCGCGAGGCCCATGTCCGCCGTTTTCGCGGCGAACTTGGACGCGACATCCTGCATCTGCGGGGTGAGTTCATCCCGCAATCGCAAGATCGCCGCGAGCACCCCGATGACGACTTCATTCCCCATGTGCGAATCGCGCTTTGCGCTCCTCGTGCAGCTCCTCTTCGATCGCCCAGACCAGATCGGCCATTGGTCCCTTCGGGGCCTCGTCGTTGGATCGCGCCTGCTGGATCGCGTCGTACGTCCGCGCATACCCGCGGAGTTCCATGACATCGACCAGCACTTGCTGCGGATCCAGATCGAGATCCCCGTCCGGATCGAGTTCGGTGATCGCGGCTGATGGCAGGCACCCGAACTCCTCACACACGCGGCTCACCGTCCACTCGATCAGCGCGGGGCCACTGGACCCGTGCGAGGCCAAGTAGCGGTGAAACCGCATCAGGCGTTTTTTCGTTCCTCCTCCGTCCGCGGCTTGGACAGCGCGAACACGTCCCGCGCAAGTCCGACCGCGACGGCTTCGTCGAGCTCGGCGATCGACGTCGGCGAGACCTCTTCCTCGAGCGTCCACGACACGACCCCGCGCTCAAGCAGCGTGGCGACGTCGTATTGCAGGAACGGATCGGCCGAGGCTTTCGCCTGCACGGCCTCAGTGCCGCCTTTGTCGGCGACCGTCTTCTGAATCTCGGACCAACCGATCGCGCGCACCATCTCCAGCCCGCGCTGGCTGACGGCCTGACGTGCGGCGTCGAGCGCTTTCCATCCGAGCTTCTTGATGACGGCGGTCTGTCCCGCGAGCCCGGGGATCTCCACCGTCTTCTGCACCTTGAACGCGAATGCCGACATACCGACTCACTCCTTGCGTGGCGATGGAGAACGGCTGGCGGGAGCCACGAACGCGCGCCAGCCCGTGTCGATAGCGAAGCGTCAGTCCACCGATTACGCCTCGGTGACCGTCCCGGTCGGCTGCAGCGTCACCTCGAACTTGTGCAGCTTTCCGCGATCGAGCTTGCGTGAGTACTTCTGAATCAGGCAGGGGATCGTCGTTGTCTTCGATCCGCCATACGTGACCACGAGGTTCTGGGCGGCCGTCGACGGACCAGCTGCGGTGGTCACGAACAGCGCGTTCGGACCAGACACCGCCGTGTCGTCGTAGAAGCCTTTGATCTTGATGTCGGCCATCTTGCGCATGCCGACGGCGGTGGATTCGAACCACGAGTCGCCGAAGGTGTGTGACTCCTCCATCAACGATTCGATGTCGATGTCGTTGATGTCAATGACGTATTGCGTGATGTCGACAGAGTTCCAGGTGATGGTGACGCTGGGCGAGCCGTACTTTGCCACGATGCCTCCTGAGTGCGTCGCATGCGAGCGACGCGAGAACCCTCAAGGCGGCACCGAGTGGTGCGGGCTGCGGGGGTGAAACGAAAAAGCCGAGTGTTACACCGGTGTGTATTTCAAATGCTGCTTCATCGCCGCGATCGTCACGAGCAACCCTTTACGGTGGCGATACGCGTTGCTGCCGAACGTCTTCATCATGTGGTCGACCGCTTTCAGGCGCGGTTCCAGCGCTTCGAGCCGTGCCAGGGCTGTTTCGACCCCGAGCAGCGCATCGAGCAGCGAGGCGGCGTCCCGCTTATCCACGGCTGAAGCCGGTCATCACACTGATGGATCCGGTCCCTGTCACGTCTCCGGCATACGCAAGATAGCGATTGATCGTGGTGCCCGTGTTCACGGTCGATCGCTGCGCGTTCGGTGCGCTGGTGACATTGGTGAACGTGACCAGATCCGCATACGTCACGTTGTCAGCCGAGTGCCGGACCTTGCCGACAAACCCCGTGAACCCGGACAGCGCCGTGACCTGCTGATAGGCGACGCCACCATTTGTCGTCGCCGATCCGTTGTCGACTGGTGACGCGGTCGTGTCCCAGTCTGCCGTCTTCGTCGCGAGGGCTTGCAGGATCAGCCCTTCGTCCACCTGGCCGGAGATCGTGTAGTTGATCTTCGCCTTGTGCAGCTTGTCGCGATCGAGCTTGCGGACATACTTCGATCCGAACGCGCCTTGGATGCCGATGAACGCCGACGACGTGATGCCGATGCACACCGAGCGCTGCGTGGCCTGCTGATCGGCGAATACCGCGTTGACGGACCCGGCCGCATCATCGTAGAACCCGTCCTGCGACAACATCGCCTTGCGCACACCGACCGCCGTGCTCTCCTGCCACGAATCGCCGAGCGTGTGCGACTCTTCGAGGATCGACTCGACGGAGATGTCGGAGATTTCCGTGGTCACGCCGAGTAGGTTGTAGCCGTCGACCAGGATGAACTGAACGTCCGCGCCAGAATATTTCACGGGTTACTCCTCGTCGTCCGTCATCGGCATGTCGAGTTCGGTGATCACGTCATCGAACGTGCGACTGTCAGGTTCCGCGAGTGCCGCCTTTGCAGCGGCGAGATCGGCCGCGTTCTGCTCCGCGTCGATCTGCTGGCGCGTCTTCACAAGGCCCTGTTCGATCAACCACGGCAACGACTCGGCCGGCACGCGCTCGCACGTCTCGCCGACTTCGGCCAGCGTCTCGTTGTCCTTCGTGCTCAGCCGCACGGTCGCGATGTAATCGGCGCCGGTCATACCTGCTCCTTAAACTCGTAACCGCAGTTCTCACAGAGGACGACGGCGCAGGGGCCGAACCCACCCGCATTGACGCGGCGATCCTTCCCTGCCCGACACTTCGGACACGGTGCCTGGTGCGCGGGCGTCTCGCGTTTCGTGGGTGTGACCTGGCCGATATTCAGACTCGTCATATGCGAACAACTGCGATGGTTTCGCCCCGGCGCTGTCTGGTGTTCACGCGGCGCACATGCGGCAGCTCGCGGATCACGCACCGTCACAGACGCCGGGGCGAACGGTTAGGAGCCGACTTCTTTCTCGAACTCCAAATCAACGGCGAATTGTGTCCGCCCACTGTCATCGATCCCGAGGACATACGGCGCCTTCAACACCGTGCAGCGGTGATAGAACGTCCCGCTCAACGTCTCAGCGGTAATCTTCCCGAACGCCTTGTACGCCGCGTCCGCTTTCACATACGCCGGCCGCGGATCGTTCACATCGCTGCGGCTGATCACGCGGACCCGCGGGTATTCCCACTTCAGGCTGTCCGATCCAAACGCCTGTTCCGACGGCAGACCGGGATACGGGATGATGGCGATCTGCTTGTTCGGAATGTCCGGCCCGTCTTGCAACCCGAAGCGAAAGATGTCCGTCCCAAGCGTCCCGAGTCCTTCGGCGACCGCGTAGGTCGCCAGATCGTCAATCAGCAGACCCATCGGTTACTTCCACGCAGTCGCAATCGTGCGCGCAAGCCGATCGACCATGCCCTTCGCGGCTTCGAGCAACGGGCGCTCGAGATACTTCGGCCCGTGTCCTGACGGCGAAAACGTGACCGTCCCAGCCTTCTTCCACGACGCTGGCGAGTGCTCCGACAGGTGCTCGTGCACGGCGACAGCATAGGCCGAGGCCGCGCCGCCGAAGCCCATCGCCACGTCGATCCCGTCGCTCGTGATCTGTGGCAGCCCGACATGCCCGGAGTCGCGCAACACACCGAGATCCACCGGCACGAACTCCTCTTTCGAGCGGGCCATGACGGCCTCCGCTTCGAGGTAGAGCGCTTGCGCCGCAGCGGGCTTGATGTTGCCGGCCGCTTCGCGCAGGCGTGTCGCGAGGACGTCAGCCCCCTCGATCGTCAGTTCCAGCGCCATTACGTTACGGAGCCTCGAGCTGGGCGACCGCACTTGACCTGTGTGTAGTACGTCCCGCCCACCGGATCGGCCACGCCATCGACATCAATGATCGCGGGCTGCGATCCGTCTGGCAGCGTGATCCGATCCCGGACGCTGATCGTCACGTTCTCCATGAAGAGAATCGTCGGCCCGGGCACCGCTTCGATCCCGGTCTGGCGAAAGAGCGACTTCGACCCGGTCGTGACGAACCCTTGATACTCGGCGCTGGTGTCGTAGCTCACTTTGCCGTCCGCATCGGTGCTCGCATACGGTTCGTGGGTGATCGTGACGAGCAGATCCGCCACCGCGAGTTTCGCAGCAGCGACTGCGGCGCGGAGCTGGGCATCAAGCGCCATTTACCCGCGCCTCATCGTGATCGCGCCGCTGGTCCCGGAGCGGTACGTGCCGAGATGGCTCAGCATGTCCTGCACGGAATCGGCGATCACCGTCGGCGTCGCGACCGTGCCGCTCGCGTAGCGGACGGCGATCGTCCCGACGGTCACGTATTGCACGGCACCAGAATCGGTGCTCGTGTCGGTCGGATCGGACGTGAGCAGGCTGCGCGCGAGCTCCGCCGTCGCATGGACCAGCGCGGTCGGGATCGTGCTGCTGGATAGCAGCCGGCCATCGCGGTCGTAGGCACCGATGCGGGGCCAACGTAACGCTTGCGTCTGCGAGGCGACCGTGCCGATCCAGTCAAAGTGATCGTCGAGCATGCGGGTTGCCCAGACGAGGGCCTGCGCTTGTTGCGTGGCGCTCGCTTCGTTCCACGTGTCCGCGTACAGATGCGCTTCGTGGTACGTGTTGCCGTCGCTGACGGTGGCGTACGAATTGGCGTTCGACGCGCCGGCCGTCGCGACTAGGGTCAGCGCCATGTCAGTCCTCCCACCACGGCCGCAAGGGCTTCTGCGCCATCAAGGCAAAGCGGAGGCTGCGATCACGCGGGTCGGTGCCGGTGACGACGGTATGCCCGTTCGGCATCCCGGCAATCGAGACCCACTGAAAATCGGTACGAATGCGATAGGGCGAAATGATGCTGCCCTCCGCGCGATACGCCGCCTGCATGAAGAACACGAAGCTGTGCTCACTGATCGCGCGGCGATGTGTCGGATCGGACCAGGCCCAGATGCTGTCGTAGTACGGGCATTCGCCGACCATTAGCCCGTTCGGCGTCAGCACACGATACAGGTCCTCCATCGCGGCGAACCACTCGCGGGACTCGCCTTGCCTGCCGATATGTTCGAGGACATGCTTCGCGACGATCACGTCGATGCTGTTGTCGTCGACGGACAAGCGGTCTGTCCCGACTCGACAGACGATGTCCGGCGACAGATGCGCCTCGGCGTCAACATGCGTGACGGCGAAGCCATCCACCGACGGAATCGCCAACCCCACCGACGCCAGCAGCTCCGCGGCGTTGGGCCGCTTGCGTCCGCACCCGACATGCAGCACGGTCCCCATCGCTTACCGCACTCTCCGCGCGTGACCCTGCGGCGGAATGATCGCCAGCGAGATCACGTATTCCTTGTTCACAAATCGCGAGACGCCTTCGCTGGTGTCTGCGGCACGGCCGAACACGAACGACTCCTGACATGCCGGGCAGGCATCGGACTGGCCCGCCGCAATCGGCTGAATCCGATCGCAGTGCAACGCGCGATCGGCCAGCGGCATCGCCTTGACGAGTGCCCGTTGCCCGGGCTCCAGATCCTGGCGGTCGATCAGCGCCTGCAGATCGGCAGGCGACACGGGCGCAAACTTCGCGCGCGACGTCCTGCTGCCAGCGTTCTCACCGACATAGATGCTGGCCGTCAGGCGATAGAGCGGCTTGCCGCAACTGCGACACATGACGATCGCGTCCTTTGGATACAGCACTTCCGCGATCGACTGCTTCCCGGTGAAGGCGAGGGCCGTCGCGCTCATCGCTCCCCCGGCGCGATCTGGTATTCCGGCACGTGATACGCCTGGTCATCCCCGAGGTACATGCCACCGGGGTAGTTGCACACGATCGTGTTCTGCAACACGAGATCGCGCGTCTCGGGATTCTCGTACTGGCCGATCTGATCACGGAGGAACGGCGTGTTCCAGCTCGCATCGATCGGCATCTGCCCAATGTGCGGGACGTCGATGTCCCAATCGATGTAGCACTTGAAGCCCGCTTCGCGCGCCTGCTGGTAGAACCAGAAGTCTTCGGACACCGTGTAGTCGTGGGGCGGCTCGGGTTCGCGCTGATAGCGGAACCAGTTGTGTCCCTGGCGGTCGTAGATCGCCTGCAACACGTCGCGACGAATCAGCAAGGCCCCAGCGCCGCCGCGCTCGATCTCGAATACGCCTTGTCCGAAGTGAATCGAGGCGTAGCGGTGCGGTCCGTCCTGCGTCCGGTGCTTGACGTAGGCGATCGTGGCGAACGGCGCTTTCTTCAAATGATACCGAGCGGTAATGACCGGCTTGTCCGCGACGAGCAAGCGTTCAAGTAGATCGGCGGGATGCACCATGTCGCAATCGAGGAACAGCAGATAGTCCTCGGTGCCCTTCAGCACGGCCGCGCAGATTTCATTCCGCGCGACATCGGTCGGAAATTTGCGCGAGACGATCGTGCGGACGTCGGTGATCTTGGTGTCGCCGATCAGGTGCCGATTCGCTTCGCCGGTGTTGATGCGGCTGGCCAGGGCGTACAGCCCTTCGTTCGGCACGTCCGCGCGCCCGAACAGAAAATCGGTATCGCAGCGGAAGCCGGACGAGACGATCAGCCCAATCGCGATCCGCATTATTTGGCGGCCTTTGGTGCGGGCTTGCTGACGATGCGGTCCGGCATGACAAACGATGGATCCTGCATCTGCATCATTTCGGTCACCATCTCGACGCCGAACTTGTCGACCTTGGCTTGGAGCTCGAGGAGGAAGGCTTCATCCCTCGCGCGCTCCGTCTTCAGGTAGGTCTGCACATCGAAGTCGCCCTTGCGGTCGTACGACTTGCGCAGCGCATCGATGTCCACGACGCCCTCCGCGCGCAGCCGCGGCAGCACGGGTGCCACGTCTTCGATGCTCGCGAGGGTCACGTACTCAAACCCTTTGTGCGCCCAGTCGAGATGACGGCGGAGCGGCAGAGGACCGACCAGCGAAAAGCCGCCATGTGCCGACGGCCGGCGATACCACGCTTTTAGATCGAGCTTGGTTTCTGAGCCCGCCCATTGCGTATCGAGGGGAACAAGTTCCATGTGACTCCTGTGCGCCTCCGCGCGAAACATCAGGGGGTGCGTGAGTCCTCCGACCCACGCACCCCCTACCCACCGACTTACGCAACCGTGCTGTTGCTGTAGAGGAACACCGCCGCGCCGCCGCGCCCGTTCGTGGTCGCGCCGCCGCGGTATTCCGCCTCGCCCCACACGGCCGTGCCAACGACTTCGACCGCACGCAGCGACGCGTCGTACTCCGACGCGATTTCTGGCAGCGCGCCCTTGGTCGCCAACGCCACGGCCGACGGGTGGAACATCGCCCCCGCGTAGACCGTGCTGGAACTCACCGTCGCGGTGCCGACGTTGCCGGTGGCGAAGATATCGACGCCGAGCACCTGCGCCGTGATGCCGCGCCGGATCACGTCCTCACCGACCTGCGTGCCGTAGGTCGCGGCGTTGGTAAACGCGACGCGCAGCGAGCCCCACTGGAACGGATGCAGGACCGCGATACGCGGCATGGACGGGATGTTGTTGCTGTCGAGCGTGGTGATCGCTGTCTGGAACAGCGTCGTGGTGATCGCGCCCGTGTTCGAACCGGTCGAGGAATCGAACGACGCGAACAGCGCCGTGATGTCCTTGTCCTGGCGCGTCTGGAGCGCCTCGGCCACCATCTCGCCGACGATGCCGCCTTGCGCCTGCGCACTGGCTGCGAGCGCCGGTGATGGCACTGGCTGGAGCACCTCTTCGACGGTGGCGCCGAGCGCCAACGTGGTGATGATGAAGCGGATCGCGTGCTCGCTCACCGTTACGTCGACCGAGCCGGACGTGTCGACCGCGCTGTTCGTGGTGAAGTCGGTGTTCTCCGCGATCGCGGTGGCCGTCACGCTGTCGTAGATCGGGAAGCGCGCGGTCAGTGTCGGCTGACCGGTGATGTCCATCTTCGCGACGAAGTTGGACACGCCCGGCTTGGTGCTGAAATACAGCACGCCCTTCGCATACGCAGCCTGCCTGACCATCTCGGTCAGGGTCGTGGTCGTTGATTCATTCGCCATGGGCTAACTGCCTCCTGAGAAACGTCCTCAAGGCAGCGCCAACATGGCGCGGGCTCTGGACACGAGTAAAGTTCCGTCGTCGCTGATGGTTAGTTGTATGCCTCGCCCATCACCACGCCGCCCCGCGGTAGCGAGTCGCGCAGCTGTTTGAGCACCTTGGGGTCACGTCGCTGTTCAGGGGTGAGGTTGCTCAGATTGATCGCGGGGCGATCGCCTGCGCCGCCGGAGTTTCCACTGCCGGCCTTTCCGCTTCCGCGGAGAATGCGATCCTTGTCTGGCATCGCATCAATCAGTTCGCCGATGGCCTTTTCGAAGGGCATCGGTCGCCCGGTCTTCGTGTCGAGAATCGGATTGCCGTGCAGATCCTTCACGACCACGTGCCGTGTGCCGTTCTCGGTCTGCACTTCCACGTGGCGACCGAAGTACGCCTGCGCGATGGCCGGGGTGAGGACGGTTTTCCCATCGCCCCCGAACCACTCTGACGCGCCCGCGAACGACAGGCCGATGAGCGTGTCGTGCAGATCCTTGATGGCCGTGGCCTTGCCGTCGGCTTCGGCCTGCGTCTTGGCCTGCTCAGCCTTTAGCGCCTTGTCGTGTTTCTCGCCGATCTGTGTGCGCCACGCGTCGAACTCGCCGGCCTTCTTCTTCCGATCCTCTTCGGCCTGCTCCGCGGCGGCTTCCAGTTCCTTGAACCGTGCGAGTTGGTCGTCGCTCAGGAGTTTGCTTTCCAGTTCTTTCGCGGTCCGCTTCGCAGCGTCGCGGTCAGCAAACGCCTTCTTCGCTTCGTTTTGCCAGTAGGCGAGATCCTTTCCAGGATCGGCCGGTGGCTGCGGATCAGGATTCGGGTTCGGATTCGGGTCGCTCATGGCTTACTGCGCCTCCGCGCTTACGCCGCCACTCCTGGCGGTACGACATCCTGCTGCGTCCCGAGATCCATCGGGAACGCGGTCGGCATCACGTCGACCGGCAGCTTGTCGATTTCCTCGTCGATGGTTTTGAGTTCGTCGGGCTTAATGTCCGGATCGATCCGTCGCACGGCCTTCTTCTTGATCCGGCGCGTCATCGTCTCGCCCAGGTTCAACCGGATCGCCTCGGCCCAGTCCTGGAGCTCGGTGGCGAGTGCATCGAGGAAGAACTCGGTTGTATAGACCGCTTCGACCTTCGCGGCCTCAAACGCCTGCTGCGCCGCTTCGGGGGTCGGTTGCGTCCACGCGAAATAGGCGCGCCCGATCTGCTGCTCCGCCTGCGCCAAGGCTTTCGCGAAGCCTTGCAGCATTTCGTTCAGTTCGGTGTGCTGCAGGCGGATGGCTTCGGCGGTTTCCGCGACTTGCGAATCGCGGTTGAACCGCATGTGCGCGGCGCGGTAGATCTCCTGGACGAGATAGCCGATGTTGTCGCGGATCGCTTGCGGGACGGATTGATCGGGCGTCTTGTAGTCGATCGTGCCCTGCACCACGATCGCTTTCGCGGCGCCGACGGTGTTCCCGAGCTGCTGGCGTGCGTCGCCGACGTTGCCATCGGCCGGCACGGAGACGGTGAGCAGGGAGAACGCCTGCGTGCGCAGCACTTCGTCCTCTTCGCTCGCGCGATTGAACAGCGCCCGCACGACGTTGATGTTGCTGATCAACGCGCGGCCCAGGATCGGGCTGAGAAAACTCGGTTTGGGGCGCAAAATGACGAGCGGGACGAGTCCGAGGTTCGGCACATCGCCTGAGATGACCTCGCCCTCCGCGTTGAAGCGAGCCCACCCTTCCTGGTCCCACATCAACCACTGCATCGCGCCGCTGTCCTGCTCGGTGAGAATGTCGGTGTTGGGCGCGGCCTCGCGCAGTTTCACCGCCACGAGCATGTCCCGATCGAACCGCCAGTCGACGATCGAGGTCGCGGGAAACACCGTCGCGAACACGCGCGCGCGTTCGTCGGCCTTCGTTGGCCCGACCGGCGTCTCGGGTGTCTTGTCGATCAGCAGGCCCGCGTGTCCTGCACTCGCCAGCGCAATGGCCGACCAGCGTTTCAGCAGTTCATCGATCGTCGTCCCAGCCCCGTCGACGTCGGTCAGCCAAGCGTTGTACTCCTCGTTGGTCGAGGAACGCTTGACACCCTGCGTGAACATGAAGCGCACGTAGAGATCGACCAGCGCTTCGACGTAGTTGTGATACCGGGCCATCGCCTTGCGGCGGGTGTAGTCCTCCTGGTCTTCGGACGGATAGGGCCACAGGTACTCGCCGGTGAGGAAGCCGCCGGTGCCTTCGAACGCGTGCAGTTGCACGGCCCAGGACGGGGCTTGCGCGGCGTAGTCGGGATGCTGGAGATCGAGCGTGGCGGTACGGTCCTC